TATTTATATTCTCAACCAGTATACAGTAAACTCTAAAGAGTTCCTGAAGATGGATGGTGGAGCTTACATGGTGTTAGAGGCTGGAGATACAGTTAAAATGACTTCAGAAACCGGCAGCACATTCTCTTATATCTGTACCTTTGAAGTTGAAAAGAAAGAAGGTATTTAATATATTATGGCTACATACCTAGATACAGTTAACAGTGTGCTCCGTAGGCTACGTGAACCTACAGTGCAGAGCGTAGACGACACCCCTTACTCCTCTATGATTGGTGTCTTGGTTAATGATGCCAAGCGTGAGGTTGAGGATGCTACTGAGTGGAACGTCTTGTCTTCCACTGTCACAGTCAATACAGTGGCTGGTACATATAACTACACTCTCACTGGGGCAGGTACTCGCTTCCGTGTGATTGATGTTGTTAATGACACAGACAACATTGTTCTACAAAATGCTCCTACACATTGGATGACACAACAGTTCCTGTTTACAGCAGATACTGATCGTGGATCTCCTATGTACTACAACTTTAACGGTGTAGACGCTAGTGGAGATACTCAGGTTGATCTGTATCAGCGCCCTTCAGGTGTCTTTACCGTCCGTTTTAACTTGATTGTCCCCCAAGCTGAATTGTCTACAGACACAACCCGTATCTTGGTTCCTTCTCACTTGGTAAGTATGTTGGCTTACGCTAAAGCTATTGCTGAACGTGGTGAAGATGGTGGAAACCTTTCCTCAGAGGCTTATGCCTTGTACAAGAACGCTTTGGCTAACGAAGTTGCTATTGAGCGTAATCGTTACTCTGAAGAGATGAACTGGACTGCACCATGACGCAGCGAAGCGAGTATTACATTAAAGGCGGTTTCGCCAAGGCTCAATAATCATGGCTGAACAACTCGTAGGATCATCCATTGCAGCCCCCGGATTTAAGGGGATCAATACTCAAGACAGTTCTGTAACTCTTGAGTCAGGGTTTGCCACGATTGCTAATAACTGTGTAATTGATAAGTTTGGTCGTATTGGTGCTCGTAAAGGTTGGTTGGCTAAGAACACAACCAATGCTGACTTAGGTAGCAACCCTATTCAGGCCATCGGTGAGCTTATCGGTAACGACGGCACTAGCTACACTATCTGTGCTGGTAACAACAAGTTGTTTAAGCTCTCAGGGGGTACACTCACTACCTTAACATACGGTGGTGGTGGATCAGCCCCAACAATCACGACAAACAACTGGCAGATGGCTCCTCTGAACGGAGTCCTTTACTTATACCAAGCTGGTTATGATCCCTTAGTGTTTGACCCTGCTGTCTCTACAACCACATTTAAGCGTGTTAATGAGAAGACAGGCTCATTGGGTACAGTGGCTCAGAATAACTGTGCTATCAGTGCCTTTGGTCGTATTTGGTCAGCCAATAACGCAACATCTAAGTCTCTTATTCAGTTTAGTGACCTCTTGGCTGGACATATCGTGTCTACAGGTACTTCAGGTACTTTGGATGTCTCTGAGGTGTGGCCTAATGGTGCAGACGAGATTACTGCTTTAGCTGCTCACAACGGATTCCTGTATGTCTTTGGCCGTCGTCAGATCCTAGTGTACGCAAACGCTAACGACCCTGCCTCTATGACTTTATCAGACACAGTATCAGGCATTGGCTGCTGTGCTAGGGATTCAGTTGCTTTGACAGGTACTGACGTTATCTTCTTGTCTGATAGCGGTGTGCGCAGTCTCTCACGTACTATCCAAGAGAAGAGTGCTCCTTTCCGTGACATTAGCGCCAATGTGCGTGATGACTTAGTGGGAGATTTGAATGCTGAAACTCTGGCTAATATCAAGTCTGTATATTCGGACAGCAACGCTTTCTACCTTATCACATTCCCTACTAAGGGTAGAACATATTGCTTTGATACAAGGGCTGTTCTCCCCAACGGTGCTGCAAGGGCTACAACGTGGAGTCTAGTTCCTAAAGCTTTGTTCTCCAACAGAGCTAAAGAAGTCCTCATGGGATTTACTAGCTACGTAGGATACTACACTGGTAACCTAGACCGTACAGCTACCTATCGCATGGCTTACTACTCTAACTGGTTTGACTTGGGCCAAGCTCAGGCAATCAAGATCTTGAAGAAGCTAGGCTTTACCCTTATCGGTGGTAATCAGGCAGATGTGTTGGTCAAGTATGCCTTTGATTACAGTCCTACATATCAGACTAGAAACATCACTATGGGTTCTAGGTCAGTGTCTGAATATGGTACAGCTGAGTGGGGACTAGCTGAATGGACAGCTGGTGTTGTCTTTGATAACCAACGTATTCAAGGCTCAGGTAGTGGCACTGTATTCCAGTTTGGTATTGAAGTAGACATTGACAGTTTTGAGTTAAGCGTTCAAAAGATGGACGTATTCTGTAAATTAGGACGGACAATCTAATATGAGTAATTATACTATTGCAACGGATTTTGCAGCTAAGGATGCCTTGGCTACAGGTAATCCTTCTAAACTTGTTAAAGGCACTGAAATAACTGCTGAATTTGAAGCTATTGCTACAGCTGTTAACTCTAAATCTGATGCTGCTAGTCCTGCCTTCTCAGGTACGTTTAGCGGTACTTATACCATTGACTGTGGTACATACTAAGGAATAAATACAATATGGCGACTCCAACCTTAGATCAAATATCTAAAGCACGTACCGAAGCAAGACAGTTTGGCGACGGCACTGCTTATGCTTTAGACTTTACAGTTAATGGTACTAATTACACGTTTATCCCTAAAAACGTAGCATCGAATGGCGGTGTTACAGCAGGTGATAATACTTACTTGCTTCCTTACTTTACCAGCAAAGAAAATCAATCATCTTTTGCTAAAGCAGCAATTCCTTTTGATTTGTCGTCAAACACAGGTCTATCAAATTACCTTCAAAATCAAGGACAACAAACTACAGGTTTCTTAGTTCCTAGTAAGTCTGTTTCTTTTGATAGCGATGTTAAGACACAACCTACTTCTACTTTAAATGGCTCTTTGTCAGGATTGAAGGTAGACGAAAAAGGAGATATTGTATATGGTGTCTCTGGAGGGGCCGGTAGCCGATACCTGACTACTACAGGTGAAGTGCATGACCCACGCATTGAATATAGTAGTCTTTTAGGCGATATATTTGGTAGCCGTGGTGAACAATTAGCTGACTTTGTAAACAGTGATGTAGGTAGAGCTGCAATGTTAGCTGCTACTATATATGCTGGAGGAGGATTTGATACCGGATCTGGCACTGCTGGTGCTGGCGCAGGAGCTACTGGCGCTACCGCTGGCGCTACGGGAACAGGTGCTGGAGGTCTTATGACCAACGCAGCTTTGGATGCGCAGTTTATTGCTGCTGATGCTGCTCAGTTGGCAGGGCAAGGTTTGTCTAGTGCTCAGATTGCTCAGACATTGGCTGCTTCAGGTGTTGATTCCTTCATTGCAGCTGACGTTGCACAACTTGCTGCTCAAGGTTTAGGAGCTTCTCAGATTGCTTCTACTTTAGGTGCTACAGTGCCTACATCTACGGCTGCTACAGGAGCTGGTGGTTTGTTTACTGAAGGTGGACTAGCTGCTGGAGGATCCGCTACAGGCGCAGGCGCTACGGGAGCCGCTGGTGCTGCTGCCGCAGGAGGTGCAGGTGGTTTGACTGCTAAACAGATGGCAACAGCTGGTCTTATCTCAGGTGGTTTGAACCTTGCTGGTGGTCTACTCCAAGGAGAAACCACTAAAGACGCAATGAATCAGTTGGCAGAAAGACAAGCTGCCCTAGCTGAAAAGACATTGCAGATGGGTAAATTCCAGCCTGTAGGCGTTACAACTCGCTTCGGTACTTCAGCATTCACTACTGACGAAAAAACAGGAGCTATCACACCTTCTTACACTCTGACTCCTGAAGCTAAAGCTTATCAAGATGCTTTGGCTGGTATGGGTACACAAGCTCTGACAGCAGGTCAAGGCATTATGAACCTTGGTCAGCAGTACGTTGGTGAGTCTCCAGAGGCTGTACGTCAGCGTTACCTCTCTACACAACGTGCTTTGTTGGCTCCTCAACAAGAACAGACACTGGCTACTATTCGTGCTAGACAAGCTGCTACAGGCCGTGGTGGTCTTGCTACAGGCGCTACTTCTCCTGAAGCTGGTGGTTTGATGGCTACTAATCCTGAAATGGCTGCTTACTACAACTCTTTGGCTAATACTGAACGACAGTTGGCTGCCAATGCTGAGACACAATATCAGAATCAAGTTAACTTCGGTACTGGTTTGTTGAACCAAGCAACTACACCGTTTACTAATGTATTTGGTGCTCAGAAGGGTGTGGAACTTGCTGCACAACAGCCTTTGGAATTATCTACTAACTTTGCTAATACTGTTGCTACACGAGGCGCTGCACAAGGCGCTAACTACGCTACAGCTATGGCTCCTAGCCTGCAAGCACAGTATAATGCCAATAACTTCAATCCTTGGGCCACAGCATTACAAGGCGCAGGTAGTAACCCATTGACAGGTTATGGTTTGATGAAGCTGACAGGCTTGGGTTAATTTTAAAGGGAATAAATACAATGGCTACAGATAGTATTTTAGGTCTGTTTACTGATCCTAATCAGTACATGCAACAGCAAAATCAAGCTCAAGATGCAGCTGCTATGAGGTTTGCTCAACTCAACCCAATGGAGAGAGCACAGTATGGTATCTACAGAGGCGCTGGTCAACTAGGTGGTGCTGCTGCGGGTGCTCTTGGTGTTCAAGATCCTATGCTTCAAATGCAGACACAAAGACAGCAGATTCTCCGTAATGTAGACCAGACTGATCCTGCTTCTATTGCAGCGGCTGCTCAACAACTTTCTAGGATTGGTGACCAACAAGGGGCTATGCAATTGGCAGAACTGTCTCGTACAGCTGCTTTGAAGAAGGCTCAAGCTGAGAGAGCTATGCGTACAGCTAGTTCAACCACTGTCTCAGAACGTAATCGTGAAATGATTGCAAATGCTGAGATTAAACTCGCTCAAGGACAGAACTTAACCCCTGAAGAAGAAGCTCGTGTTCGTTGGATGATTGGTCAAGAGAACAAACCTAAGATATTCCGTGATAGCGATACAGGTGAAATTACAACCATTGAGCCTATTGACTTGGCTACTTCTGCTCCTAACCTAGCTAAACTGGTTGGTAAGGGCGCTAAAGAAGGCGGAGCTACTAGTGCATCAGGTGTAACAGGTACAGTAACAACAACACCTGCAACTAAGCTTCCTGCTTCGATCAAGAAAGAAGTAGGTAACGTAGACGAACAAATGACAGTATTGGATTCGTCTATCAATAAACTAACTGCTTTGACTCCTAAGATTAACAAACTTGATCTTGGCTTGTATCAGAATATTGAGCGCGGTGTGTCTGGTTTCTTGGGTAAACCTACTAAAGATACAGTGGAGTTTAAGCAACTCCGTCGTGCTGTGCTTGAACAGGCTAATAACTTGTTGTTGCTTGCTAAAGGTACTCAGACTGAAGGCGACGCTCAACGCGCTCGTGACCAGATTGCAGACGAAGATACTTGGAAGAACCGTGAACTGTTAACGTCTGCTTTTGATGACTTGAAGACAACACTGGCTAATACCAAAGAAGCTTTGAAGACCAAGAGAACAACTCTAACTAATCCCGGTATCCCCGCTGTTCCCGGATTAACTGCTGCTGATGTAGCTCCTAAACCAAGCCCCTTCTCTGGTGTCAATCCTCAGATTCAACCACAAGCTGCTCCTAGAGCAACCCATCGTTACAATCCAACAACAGGTCGTGTGGAGGCTCTTTAATGGCTGAAAAATTAGTACAGGTAGGTAACAATGTCGTTGCCTTTCCTGACACAATGAGTGATGATGAGATTGGTAATATCTTATCAGGTAAAACAACACCTCAACCTCAACAACAACCTCAAGAACGATCACTAGGCCAAGAGATTGGTCGTCAAGTAGGCTTGACAGGTCGTGCCCTTTACGAAGGCTTCACAGCCCCTGCTACAGCTGTTTTAGAGGCTGGTAAGGGTCTGTATAACATCGGGGCTAACTTGTTAGGTTCCGAGAGCCGTGCCCCTGAGTTTGCACAAGCTCAAAGCCAAATGCTTACTCAAGCTGGTGTTCCTGCTCCTGAAACTCGTTTAGAGCGTGGCGTACAGGCTGGTGCTCAAGCTATGGCTGGTACTGCTGGTTTGGCTAAGATGGCTCCTTCTATACCTGCTTTAGCTGGTGACGTGGCTCGTCAGATTCCAGTATCAGGTGTTGCTGGTCTTGTGTCTCAACCAACTGCTGAAGTAATCAAAGACTACACAGGCAGTGATTTGGCTGCTACTGTAGCTGCTGTCGGTATGGGAACTGTTGCAGCAGGTGCTTCAGGTCGTGCTATTGGCGCTGCTATGAAAGACAACAAGCCAATGTTCACAATGGATGAAGTTAAGCAACGAGCTTCTAAGTCCTATCGTGCAATGGACGACTCAGGGGTTGCAATTAAACCTCAGAGCGTGTTGGACATGATTTCTGATACCCGTCAGAAGCTTTCTGATGCCCGTATGATTCCAAACACAGATTCAGCTAATGCAGTCAATGCAAGTTTGAAACAAATGGAGTCTATTGTTGGTACTGGTCGTGTGTCTTTTACCAAGCTTGAGAAACTCCGTCAGATCGGTAACGACCTGCGTGGCAGCAAAGATGCTGATGTTGCTCGTCTAGGTAATGTGATTGTAGACAACATGGACGGATACATCACTAAACTTAACAACAAGGACTTGATCGCTGGTCAAGCTGGTCTTGATGATGCAGTTAAGAACTTAGTCAGTGCTCGTAAAGATTGGCGTAATGCCTCTCGTGCTCAGGTTCTTGAAGATGCTCTTAACGTGGCTGAGATCAAAAAGGAAATGCCTAACGCTTCCGAGAGTGAACTTATCCGTCGAGGATTTGTAAATATTGCTGCCAATAAACAGAAGATGGGTCTGTTTAACAAGGAAGAACAAAACATTATTAAGTCTGTTATCCAAGGTGGTAGTCTAGACCCAATGTTGAGCTTTGCTGCTCAGTTTAACCCAGCTCGTTCTAAGTTGTCAGCTGCTGCTTACGGTGTTGCTGCAACTCAAACCCCCATGACTGCTGGTGGCTTGGCGGCTACAGGGTACACTGCCGATACTATTCAAAGTGTGCTTCGTCGTCGTGCGGCACAACAGGCAGCTAATGCTATTGCTTCAGGTCAAACACAAGGCCCTCCACCTAACTTAGCTTACCGTGGTCTATTCACCACAGGTTTAGTTCCACCAGAACCTAATCAGTAATGTGGATCCAATCTCTGCAATGCTCATGCTTGGCAGTGCGCTCAAGGGCATACGCTCTTGTTGCGAGATGCTTAACGAGGGCAAAGCAGAGATCCAAAGGATTAAGAAGGGTGTAGAGGACGCTAAAGCCATTGTCAAGGAAGTCTCTGGCTTCTTTGGCTGGCTTACAAACTTGTTCTCAGGAGGTAGCTCATCTAGTGAGTCTGCTGTAAAGCCAGTTGAGACAAAACCAACTGCTAACAAGAAGGACGAGTACATAGAGTACATTCCTGATGAGGATACTATTGTAGATCAGTTCATCAAGCACGTAGGGGACTTCTTCAAGGCTCAGGCTTATTTGGTAGCTTACAAGGAAGACTTAGAGCGTAAGGTGTTTAGTTCTTCGTATGGAGACAACAACATCGGAGCCTTGGAGCTTATCTCGATTGAGACAAAGCTAGTCAAGTGTGGTAGGGAATTAGTAGAGCTTATGAACGAAGCTCCTCCACAGCTAGGGCCTCTGTACAGTCGTTATAAAGCTATGT